CAATTCACCCAACCTTGCTTATCAAGGACCACAGGTTAGTTTAGAAGTCAATCAGCCTACTCGATTCCAAGGGGGTTCAATGATCGGATCAGCATTGGCCACAACTACCACATGGTCAATTCCTGCAGGATTTGACGTAGTGGGGTTTGAGTCAGCCGCTAAACAAAACTATGTGCTGTTGCAAGGTGCTTGGGATCGTGCAGACACAGCCACTCTTGGCAACATGATGACAGGTGTTATGTTGAAAGAAATACAACAGCAGTTGGCGTCTCGAGATGCTACTCAAGAGCACAGAACCGCAGTGATATCATTGGCAGCAAAACTTCTGGGCATAGAAGAAACTGATTCCAATTACATAGCCAGTGTAGAATTTACCGGCACAATACAAGACACTGTAGGTGCAGAAGCAGAAGCATTTGAAGAAGTTTGGAACATGACTAAATCAAAATCCGCCGGCGGATGGGTTTTGGCTGGAATACAAACTAACTAAAAGATCAAAACAACATGTCAAAACAACAATATAACCTAACAACAAAAACAGACTATCTCAATCGCAAGATGTTTCTAGACCCAGCAGGGCCAGTTACCATTCAACGCTTTGAAGAAGTAAAATATAAAAAGATTGCAGACTTCGATGCAACTGCTCGAGGATTTTTTTGGCAACCAGAAGAGATCAGTCTTACTAAAGATTCAAATGATTTTAAAGATGCCAGCGATGCTGTCAAACATATTTTCACCAGTAACTTGTTACGCCAGACTGCATTGGATAGCTTACAGGGCCGTGGTCCAACACAGGTATTCACACCTGTTTGTAGTCTGCCCGAAGTCGAAGCACTAATGTACAACTGGGGGTTCTTTGAAACCAACATTCATTCAAAGAGCTACAGTCATATCATTCGCAACATCTACAACGTGCCCAAGGATGTGTTCAGCACCATCCACGACACTCGAGAAATTGTGGACATGGCCAGTTCGGTAGGCAACTACTATGACAAGCTACACGTTATCAACTGCCGTAAAGAACTTGGACAAGAGGTCACTGAGAAAGAACACGTTAAGGCTGTTTGGTTAGCACTACATGCCAGCTATGCTCTAGAAGCGTTCCGCTTCATGGTTAGCTTTGCCACCAGCTTGGCCATGGTAGAGAATAAAATCTTTATGGGTAATGGTAACATCATTCAATTGATTCTTCAAGACGAACTCTTACACAAAGGCTGGACAGCCTATATGATCAATCAAGTGGTCAAAGAGGATGCTCGATTTGTGGAAGCTCGGGAAGAATGCCATGCAGAAGTGTATCAACTTTACATGGATGTTATTCGTGAAGAAAAAGAATGGGCCACCTATTTGTTCAAGTTAGGTCCTGTTATTGGACTCAATGCCAACATCCTAAAAGATTTTGTAGATTATACCGCAGTGGGTGCATTAAAAGATATTGGTATCAAGTATCTTCAGGCCGCACCAAAATCAACTCCAATCCCGTGGTTCAACAAGCACACAGATACCAGCAAGAAACAAAGTGCTCTACAAGAAACAGAAAGCACAAACTATGTTATCGGAGTCATGGGAGAAAACATTGACTATGCCGAATTGCCGGCTATATAATACAGTTGAAAGGAAATAACATGGAAGTAATAGTTTGGAGCAAGTATCATTGTCCCTATTGTGATCAAGCAAAGGCATTATTAACACAACAAGGTGTTAAATTTGAAGAACGTAAAATTGGTGACGGTTACACCCGAGAAGAATTGTTAGAAGCTGTTCCAACAGCTAGAACAGTGCCACAGATTGTTATCAATGGTAACGTAATTGGTGGCTTTACAGAATTAAGAAAATACATCGATGAAACTGGTTTCAACGGTAGCGGGTACTAATAGGAAAAATGTAAATGTTAATTGACAAAGGCGTAAGCGCAGGTGAAGTTATCACTCTAAAACTAACAAGCGGAGAAGAGCTAGTTGCACGACTAGTTGAAGAAGGCCATGATTTTTACAAACTGTCTAAACCTTCGGTGATTGGCATGAGTCCAAAAGGACCAGCACTAATGCCCTATCTATTCACAGTCAGTCCAGACAAAGATATCAAATTAGGTAAAAGTGCAGTAGCAGTAGTTGCAACATCTGATAAAGAATTTGCCAATCAGTATATGCAAGGCACAACTGGTATTGCCCTAGCTTAAATTAGAAAAATAATATGTCAACTAGTTCATCAACAGTTATAACTTACGAAAGCAGATTGATAGATTCAGGCAATGCTCGTGCTATTTTTAAAGTTACAACAACGACAACTGTTACTACTGCTCCGAGCAGCCCCGTGGGTACCGTAATTTCAGAATCTCTTCAATTCGAAGCTGTAGATTACAGTGAGCTAGTTAGATTAGCAGCCGGAGATGGAATACATACGATAAGCCCTTTAGAGTTTATCAGTTTTATATCTACTTATATATATTTAATTGAGGGTGGAGAAATTTCAAAAGACAGACCAACTATAACACCTAAAGAATTAGATAAAGTTCAGAAACGAATTGCTGGATATCTAAGTAAGATAAACGACTTGCCGAAAGCATTTTAAGGAACGTATATGCCAGCTGTAGCTAGACAAGGCGACCCAACAACAACCGGACATGGATGTGATGCCACTTCAACTGTGACTGGACCAACCGGCGCCAGTGCAAGAGTATATGCCAACAGTATAGCAGTTGAATGCCGGGGTGATCCAGTGGCTTCTCATACTATTCCGTCCGGTCGGAATTGTGTTGAGCACTCGGCGGTTATTAATGTTGGGTCAGGCACAGTCAAGGTCGGCGGAAAGCCGTTAGCACGAGTCAGTGACTCAACCGACGGTGGTGCCATCACTGCTGGCAGTCCAAACGTATTTGCAGGATAAAATGAAAAAATTCTTATGGAAAATATTAGGGTTCCTTAGTTTGGGAATGGCCTATGTTGGTGTGATTACTCCAGGTATACCTTACAGTATATTTGTAGTGTTTGCAGCCTATTGCTTTGCCAAAGGCTCACCCAAGATGCATGCCTGGATTTACAATCACAAGCTGTTCGGTCCATTCTTAACCAATTGGAACGAAAAGCGAGTATTTCCAAACAAGATGAAATACTTCATGTTGGCCATGATGACTAGCAGTTTGGTTATCATGTGGTTGACAGCGGTACCCGTTCGTGGTATAATATACACAGCAGCCTTTATGTGCCTAGTGGCAATTTGGGCTTGGCGCTTTCCAGGCTCAGTAGAAGAACATGAAAAGCGAATCACAGAAGGTCGTAAGATTGGTTGGTTTAATAATTACATCTAGTCAACGAATTTCAGGGCTAAGGCGTTAAATATATACAGGCTCTAAGGAGAAGGTTATGAAAAAAGTCTTGATTGGGTTGGCTATCGTTGCAACATCATTTGGTGCTGTTGCACAACATCATGGAAAAAACATGATTCGTGGACACGGCTGGCAAGGCCCGCAACATCACCATCATGCTAGAGGCAATGGTTGGATAATCCCGGCACTGATCGGAGGAGCAGTTGTATATGCTGCCACCCGTCCAGACCCAGTGATTGTTCAGCAACCAGTTATTGTTCAACAGCCAATTGATGTAGTTTATATCAATGGTTTTGCTTACCGTAAACAGATTATGGTAATCGATGGACAGTATCAAGAAGTCCTAGTAAGACTTTGACAATTTATACACACAGACAGCTTAAATTTACAAACAAGGAAAATAGTAAAATGGTAACAGGAAAAGTAAAATGGTTTAACGACGCCAAAGGTTTTGGATTCATTACTCCGGACGATGGTGGCGCAGACTTATTTGCTCACTTTTCACAGATTAATTCGAGTGGCTTCAAGAGCCTACAAGAAGGACAAAGTGTAAGGTTTGAAGTGACTCAGGGTCAAAAAGGCGAGCAGGCTAGCAATATCCAAGCTGCCTAAAAGAATTGTTGTAGAAGTCTTAAAGTAAGGCATTTTGGACGCGGGTTCGACTCCCGCCAGGTCCACCAAAAGGATATTTATGAAGTACACCGCATTGTGCCCAAGTTGTTTTAATAGATTTAGTTGGGTGCCAGGCAAAGGCTTAACAAAACATAAGTGTTTTTCTGATGGGCCTGCCATGGTTTCGACAGGGTGAGATAGGATAAAGATCAACACGTGGGGTCACGTAAAATACAAAAAACGTAAATGCAACAGCAGATACATTCGACTTCAGCGCAATGAGCTTCACTGGAAATTCTGTTTCCGGCAAAAGCAAAGTTGCCCTAGCTGCCTAAAAAACAGCGGTCCGAGGTAGTTATACCTTGTCATCCAAAATAGCAGAACCCGCTTCGGCGGGTTTCTTTTTGATATTAATTTTTCCTATAAGCGTCATTAAAACAATTATTGAAAAAACTATTAAAATCACTTGACCTATAGGTTAAATAAACATACAATATAATATCAGTACAAACACTGAGTTATTAGTTTTTATCACACACAAGGAGAAGATATGAAAACAGTTGGAGATAAGTTAGAAAAATTCACAATTACAGGTGTCAAGCCAGGACAACCAGAAGATGCGTTCTTTGACATCACAGATGAAAGTTTCCCAGGCAAGTGGAAAGTAATTGTTTACTACCCAAAAGACTTCACATTTGTTTGCCCTACAGAAATTGTGGCCTACGACAAATTGACACAAGACTTTGCTGATCGTGATGCAGTCCTGCTCACAGGATCAACAGACAATGAGTTCTGCAAAGTGGCATGGCAAAAGAGCCACAGTGATTTGATCAAGATCACACATCACCAGTTTGCTGATACACAGCGTGGTGAGTTGAGTTTGATCGAACAGTTGGGCGTGTTCTATGCTCCAGCAGGTGCTGCACTTCGTGCCACATTTATCGTTGACCCAAGTAATGAAATTCAACACGTTACTGTCAACAACTTGAACGTGGGTCGCTCACCAGAAGAAACACTTCGTGTATTGGATGCGCTACAAACTGGCGAACTATGTGCTTGTAACCGTACAGTAGGCGGTGCGACACTATAATTTGAGAAATTGACACTTGACATACATCATCAGAATATGTTATAATTAATGCTTTAACATTTAAGGACTGTTATGTTTAGTGTACTCAAATTCTTTTGGTTGGTGAGCCGTTCCTCATGGGACATCATGAACCCTAACCTAAATCCCCTGCGCCACGCACCCATGTATGTCAAATATTTTCTCAGCATCTTATTGGGATGTTTTTGGAGCCTGGCATTTGGCTTGTACATTGGTGAACTGCTTACAATTGGCTACAACATGATTGGGCACATTGCTATCATCAGTATGGTGTTTGCTACTTGGGGTGTGTTTCGTTCAGTGGAAAATGTCTATGGCCCACGGGGCGGCACAGTAGACTGGTTACGCATGCCTGACTATAGTAGCCGCTGTGACGAACTCACTGAAGAACAACGTAAAGAACTGGCTACAAAGATATGAACGATTTAAAGTTTACCACAGCTGGTGATTATATGAAGGATGATGTGTGTGACGGTACCTGCATCATAAACGCAGAAGATGAATGCTGGTGTGGACGAAAGTGGGACGGAGAAAAGATGTGCCCACCATCGGCAGATGAAGCGGTATATTACGGAGCATGAACATGACGGTTGATTTAATTATTTTTATAGCAGTTATACTGACCGTAGTAGGCATAGTAATATGTGATATAATAAATAAAGATGAAGAAAATGAACCAAGAGAATAATAAATCTGAAAAGGATCCTGTAGAAGATGTGGTCAAACACATACCTGTTGTGATTCCCATTGTGGGAGCGGTGCTGAGTTTCATGCTGGCTTTCATTGCCATCACCATGGCCTAATATGAAATATTATTTCTTACTTCCTGTAATGTTAGTGCTTGGCCTAGCAGTGGCTCAGTCAGTGACTGTACAAAAGCCTATAGAATGTGCTGACACAGCTACGTTGTTGCGGGGATTAAGCGGTAGTGACTACAAAGAAAAGCCCATATGGTGGGGCATTGAACCTGGCGCCACTGTGTCGCGATACAGTTTGTTTGTGAATGAAGAAACCAAATCATGGACCTTGATTCAGTTTGATGACAAAATAGCCTGTGTGTTAGGCACAGGTGAAAACAGCACTAGAATATTTAACGGACCCAAGATATGATCATGATCAAATGGATCTGTTTTGGTATCATGTTAGCAGGGGCCATAGTGGTCAGTTTCAATCTAGATCCTATACTGGGCATTGAATTATTATTCGTAGGCAATGCTGCTTGGTTGGTGACTGCTATACGCAGTAGAGATTGGCCCAGCGCCGCAAACTTTGGCATGTTAGCCACTGTGTGGTTCCTGGGCATTGTACAATATTATAAAGGATAAGTCGCAATGAAAAAAGAATTACTAAGTGTTTTAGAAACAAACTTTTCAGCACAGATTCAAAAACATCGAATGAACGTGGAGATCATGCTGAACAATCCCATGGCCATACACGATCATACTGATTGGATGACCGCAGTGGAAAAAGAAATAGCACACATGGCTGAATATGAAGACAAGCTAGAAATGCTCAAAAAACACTTTATTGTAGGGAACGGATAATGTTAAGAGATAGAAGAGTATTATTAGAACACGATCTTAAAATTGCGCATGATCGAGCCGCAGAAATGTATTTAGATATTGTGGTAAACAACGGTGATGTACACAGTGAAGAATATCAACAGATGCGAGATCGAATTAGCAAATTAGAGTTTGATCTTAATATTGTTAATCAACTAATTCACAAAGGTCATGCATAATGTTAGAAACAATTTGCGACACCTTGGTCGAAGCATATAAACGCAACTGGATTACCAGTCGTGATGGCAATGTGTCAATTCGTCATCACGACCGTGATCACTTTTATATTACACCTAGTGGCGTTCGTAAACAGACAATGCAACCGGATCAGTTTAAAAAGATCAGCATTCAACGATCGTTGTGGCAAGAAGAATATTATACTGATATTAGTGCTAATTTGAAGCCTAGTGGAGAAATCCCCTTACACTTTGGTTTACAACGAGAAATGGGGCAACACAGCAATGAAGTTAGGGTGGTGGTTCATCTACATCCTACCTATTGCATTGCGGCCATGCATGCCGGTATTGACCTTGGCACTATCAGTTCAGCATTTCCAGAACTCAATCGTTATACCAAGGTAGCATCTAACGTAGGAGATGTCCCCCCTATCAGTCAAGAACTTGCCAACCGTTGTCATGAGAAGTTAGGATTAGATGAGGATGGCAATATCGATTACGACATTGTAGGTATTAAAGGACACGGAGTTGTAGCCATCGACACAAGCCCGTGGAGGGCTTTTGAACACATTGAACGATTAGAACATATTTGTCAAATTGTATTAGCATCAGGAAAATATTAAAATGAATTTTATTGAATCAGTAAAAGGTGCGTTGCCAGACTACGCCAAAGATACCAAGTTAAATCTAGATGCTGTGTTACTTCGTAGCACATTGGATGCAGATGTAGCTATGGGTTGTGCAGTATCCGCACTTGCTGCAACAGGCAACGGTAAAATCTTGTCAGTTATGCTAGCCGATACTCCTATTCACGCAGAGTCAGCAATGACGGCGGCTTCAATCATGGCCCAAAACAATACCTGGTACCCATATGTTGAAATGGCAGATGATCCAGCACTGAAGGGCCTGCCTGCACAGTTACGCATGAACGCTATTGCCAGTCATGGCGGAACTACCAAAAGCAACTTTGAAGCATTTAGTTTGGCAGCTAGTATTGTGGGCAAGTGTCACTTCTGTGTGAAAGCACATTACGAAACACTCAAGCAAGAAGGCTACACAGTGGAACAACTTCGTGACATTGGACGTATCGCTTCAGTGATGAACTCTGTTGCTAAGGTCTTAAATAGCTGATGTTAGATTGTTTAATTCTCGGTGATAGTATTGCCAAAGGCGTAAGCGACATCCGTAAAGAATGTGTTGCCTATGTTCAGAGCGGTATCAATAGTTATAAGTGGAATAATAAATTCTTACTTAAAGATCTTTCAGCTAACACTGTTCTTATTAGTTTAGGAACAAACGATACTAATATACGAACATTTCAAGAACTACTTGCTCTTCGACAGTCAGTTGATGCCAAAAACGTATTTTGGATTATGCCACCTATTAAACCAGATGTCCAAGATATTGTTAGAATCATAGCTAGAAATTATAAAGATACTATTTTGGAAATTCCAGAATTATCTAAAGATAAAATACATCCAACCTATAACGGTTATAAACAACTAGCTAACGCAACAAAATAATATTGACAACTTCTAAATTTCCTGCTATACTAGTTGTATAGTTTAACAAGTTTGGAGGTTTCTTTTGACAATGCACTTAGAAGGTCCGTGGCTTAGTACCACCGGCAAACGCAAAGGCAAGCAGAAGTTTGCATCAGCTGAACACGCTAGAAAGGCTAGAGAATTGGACGAATCTTGGAAAGAGCTACAGAAAAAATGGGCAGTTGAAATTGAAGACAAGAAACGAACTCGTGGTCTGGCAGCAGAGTCTTTGAGTAAATCATACTCACTGAAGATACCCGAGGGTCGCAATACCACTGCACATATCAAAAGTGTTGACACAGGTGGCAATGCTGTTCTCAAACCTGCCAAGGTCTACACAGGAACCAAAGTCAAAGGCATTGCGACAATGCACAAGAGCAACGCCGTGCCTGTATTTTCGGACGAAGAAGCTATTGATATCTCCAAAATGCGTCGATAATCACCAGTTCTATAGCACATTTTGGTTTTATGAGGTATATATTAAACGTTTCGCAAAGAAACTAAGATAGTAGACATGACAGAGATACCATCAACATCATGTCCGCGGGTCTTGGCCAATGAGAAACCCGTATTTTCGGGATGCCAAGGGTCGCCAAAGGTACCACACGTTATGAGCTGTGGTGGCTAATGGAGACAACTACACGAAAGTAGGGTTCTGTCAGAGCCTCGTGAAGTTAACTCCCTTTATGTAATGTGATATGAAACTTGTATCACACCAAGTCAAAGGAGGACTTATGGAAAAATTTATTAGATTTACAGCCTTTGTTATGGGCTTGATTGCAGTATACATTTTGGTTCAAAATGTTACTCAGACCAAAATGACAAAGCTACGTGAGGGTCAGATGTTATCATCGCCCGACATTGTGTCAATTAAGACTAGAGAACGACAACTAGAATGTCTAGCGATGAATATCTATCGCGAAGCAGGACACGAAAACTTTGAAGGCAAAGTAGCAGTAGCGCAAGTCACTATGAATAGGGCGGCTCATCCCTCGTTCCCAAAAGATGTTTGCGCAGTGGTTTTTCAAAAGTCAGTCGTGATAGACAGAGTCATTTGCCAATTCTCATGGTACTGTGACACTGCCCACAAAGCAAGACCCGTTAACCCAAAAGCATACGATGAAAGCATGGCTGTGGCCAAGAAGGTGTTATTGGAAGGCTTTAGACTTGACGTGATGAAAGAAGCCCTGTATTATCATGCAAACTATGTCAATCCGCAATGGAATCTAGAAAAAATTGGAACAATCGGTAATCATATCTTTTACAGAGGAAAGAAATAAAATGATAGACTTTAACAAATTTAACCCAATACCCCAGTTTGAAAATCTTCAAGAATTCAAAACCTGGGCTACTGCCAAAGTCAGTCACATTTCGGCAGAGACATTTGGTTGGCTAGCAGTCATTGTACTACACGCTGCCACTGTTCCTAGTCTATTAGCAGTAATGAGTGGGTTGACTGACAAGATGCCCGCAGTGGATCTTGTGTTGTTATGTTGGGGCGGCCTAACCCTGTTGTTTGTCAAAGCCACAGTCCAAAAAGACATGCTCAATGTTGTCACTATTGGATTGGGATTCATTATTCAAGCAGTAATGATGGCTCTGATCTTCTTTAAGTAAATTGGTTAGGCACCCGGTTGACTTTGGTCGGCTATGGTGCTATAATTATTATATCGTTAACACACACAGAAAGGTACACGATGAAAAAGGCAATTTTAGTAGGCTTAATGGCAGCGGCAATCACTGGCTGCTCCTCAATGAAGGAAGTTTCAGAGCGTAAGGCTTATGCTCAACCAGATTGGTATCAAGAATGTGCGCAAGCTGGTGTAAAAGGTTACTTCTGGTGGAAGAAAGAGTTCGCGTATGCCTGCGGTGGCGGAGAGTCAATTCACGCACAGGCAGCTGAAGAACAGATGTATGCTATTGCAATGAATAACTTTGCCAAGCGCATTAACTCAGAAGTTAATAGTGAAACAAAGATTGACTTTGTCAACGATAAGAAGAGTACAAAAACTTCTATCTCCTATGTGGTTAAAAACACAACCATTCGTGAACACATGAAAACCGAAACGGCACAGTTCACCATGCAAGGTCGTCACTATACCTTTGTGCGTCTTGAAATGCCCAAGTCAGTGTTTGATCAGTTGATCGCAGAAGCTAAACAAGCCAAGGCGCAATAATGAAATTGATCTTGTTACTGGCTGCAATAGGTCTTGTTGGCTGTTCATCATCACCGAAGATTGCAGCCAACAAGCCACAATATTGTTATACCAGTCAAACTATCACTACTCAAAATAAAGAAACAGTAGATAGCAAGACTGTTCTAGATTGCACTGACGATGACGTCAAACGAATTACCACAGCAAGGTTAGGTATGTCTACCAATTGTGGTGAATTTACTTATTGGATGCAAATTGGAGGACGTGATGTTCAACGCAAAGGTATCAGCTGTCAAAAAATGGATGGTGGTTGGGAAATTGTCAATACTGGTCGCAATTAGCCCGGTAATGGCGAACGATATTTCTAATCCTAGATTTTTTGAATATCGTAGTGGGACATTTCTTAATGAGATAGCTCAGGTGTCTTTTGGTTGGTTTAAGAAATTAGACGACGATCAACGTGATTCGTATACTCAGTCCTTGCAACATGCCGTTATGTTTGCAGAGAACGGACAAGCTGTGGAATGGTATAAACGCAATGCCAGCGGTGTTGCTGTCCCTGTGATGACCTGGCCTACTGGTTCCGGCTATTGTCGCAGGATGCACATCCAGGCCATAGCTTATGGTGTGCAGAAAACATTGAGTAGCACAGCCTGTTTCTCAAATGCGAGCAGAGATTGGCATTGGATAAGAGAATAAATATTAGCTCATGAAGATAAATTCAAGCGACAAACTCATTGCCTGGTCAGCTCTACTCAGCGGATTAACAGTATCTGCGGTGGCCATTTATTACAGTGTGGCCGGACTAGTGGCCATCTTCTCTGCGGCAGTTATTCCTATCATCGTGATGGGTGTGGCCTTAGAAATCAGCAAACTAGCCGGCACTGTGTGGCTCAAACAAAATTGGAATCAAGCACCAAATTTTATTCGAGCCTATCTGTTAGCGGCTATTGCCATATTGATGTTGATCACCAGCATGGGCATCTTTGGATTCTTGTCAAAAGCACACAGTGATCAAAGTCTTGTGTCAGGCGATGTGCAGAGTAGGATTGCCGTCTACGATGAAAAAATTAAAACAAGTAAAGACAACATTGAAGCCAATCGTAAAGCACTCAAACAGATGGATGAGGCTGTGGACCAAGTCATGGCCCGCAGCAGTTCAGAAACAGGTGCAGATAAAGCCGTTCAAATTAGACGTAGCCAACAAAAAGAACGTGTCCGTCTTCAGTCTGAGATTGCAGCCGAACAAAAAACTATTGCCAAGTTTAGCGAAGAACGTGCGCCGATCGCAGCAGAAGTACGTAAAGTAGAAGCCGAAGTAGGCCCTATCAAATATATTGCAGCATTTATCTACGGCGACAATCCCGATGCCAACATATTAGAAAAAGCAGTCACATGGGTGATCATCATTATTGTTGCAGTATTTGATCCACTAGCAGTTATTTTATTGTTAGCCAGCCAATACAGTTTCCAATGGTTCCGCAAGCAGGAAGAGGATGAAGACAGGCCAGCATCTATTAATGATTTTGTTCCTCAACCACAGGAATTGGTTGTAGACTCCCTTGAAGAAATTGCAAAAGCGGAACCTTTTATATCGCCTGCCACAAGTTTATGGCCGTTTCCTGCAGCCGCATATATACAAACAACACACACAGAACCTGTCGTAGATCCTATCATAACACAGCCGACCGCACTAGGAGGTGATATAACGGCGTCTGAGGAACTACATGAAGAGGATGATGACTACGACGAAAATGACACAGTTGAGATCAGAGAAGCCAAGCGAAATTGGAAACACGATCATCCAGGCGATTCTTTAAAAAGACACAGACGTCTTTTAGAAAATGGTTCTATTGATCGTCTTCCTTGGGACGAATACCTAAAAGCTGCCCCCGACTTTACAGATAATGAAGCCGCAGAAGAAGCAGCGAAATGGGCTTTAGAACAAGTTGAAGAAACTAAAAAAAAAGATAACAGTATGGATGGAACGGGAACAGGGTCAACAGATTCGCAAGATTCAGGAAAGCTAGTGGGCTATATTCAAAATGCCGAGCAAAATGAATCTACCATCTGGCAAAAGGTCAAACAAGTCAAAGGACAAGAATGACAGCCAAGGTAGTTGTGGTTACTGCTCCTGACGATGTGTTGATTGATGGTTTTAGATTGTTGTTGGTAGACCTTAATGCTGAACAGACCAAAATCATTTCAGACAGTCTGTTGAATCTAAAATCACAGCATGATATCATTACCTATCTTTGGTCATCTGATCACAACACGGATTGGTTGTTGGATAAAAAATCCAAGAGCAATCTCATTATATTCAATGCAGATAGTGCAAACAGTCTTATCATAGGATACATCTGCGCTCAAAAAAATTCACACTATTTTGGCACACTAAGAAATTTATCACGTGCCAATGCAAAGGCTATATATGCTAGTGAGGATTGTGAATCTTTACTTAACCTAACCATAAACAATTATGAATAAATCAAGAGTTACTCTAGGAAGAACAGTGGTTCTCAAAGAAGGCGAAAATATCAATCAAGCTCTCCGCCGATTCAAAAAGAAAATCGAAGAAAGTGGTATTCTCGATGAACTGAGACAAAAAGAGTTTTACGAAAAACCTACTACCATGCGCAAACGCCTCAAAGGTGCCGCAGTGGCCAGATGGCGCAAGAAACTGCGTGAAAACGAATTACCTAAAAAAATGTTTTAATCTATTGACATTCTGTCAGAAAGGTAGTATAATAACTGTATGAACACAGATATTATGATCGACTTGGAGACCTTAGATGTTCTCCCCACAGCAACAATCTTGACCATCGGAGCAGTTAAATTTGATCCTTTTGGTGACGATGTAACCGAAAAGAAATGTGAGAAATTTTATGTCCGTGTTGATGTTGATAGTTGTGATCGGATTGGTGCTACGGTTTCGCAGGCTACCTTAGATTGGTGGGCTAATCAAAGCCAAGCTGCTCAGGATGAAGCATTTGATCCTGCAAATAGAATCTCCATCGAAGAAGCAATGACTCAACTGTATAAATTTTGTTGGGGCGCCAAGCGAGTATGGAGTCACGGTGCTGGCTTTGACGTTACAATCCTAGAATGGTATTTCCGTAAAATTGGCAAAGCTATTCCTTGGAGTTTTTGGGAAGTGCGAGATACCCGTACAATCTTTGATATAGGTATTAATCCCAACCGTCCCCCTGTATTAAAACATCATGCTCTCGAAGATGCATGGAATCAAGCGGTAGGCGTACAAAATGTCTACAAAGCTCTGCGAACCAGCACCATGAGCAACGGTAATTATATCGCACCATTTGCAAGCACACGATAATATATGGACACACAAACTAAAGAAGTAATGGACATTCTTCAAGAAGAATGTGCAGAAGTAATTCAAGCAGTTAGTAAAATCAGCCGCTTTGGATTGGATAACTATAAACCAGGAAAACCTAAAACTAATAGGGAACATCTGGAAGAAGAGCTGGGCGATATGCTAGCCATGATTGATATATTACATAGCATGGATATTGTGTCATACACTAATATTGAACGGGCGCAGGCTGTTAAAATAGAAAAACTAAAAAAATGGTCAAATATTCAGAATTTAGAGAATATTTGATATAAATAAAATCGTAAGCTGCACCAAAGCGGGCGGTTTATAGAGCATAGTGCTCACAATCTAGATCTTACTTTAAAAGGAGATAATTATGTCTAAGATCATCGGTATCGATTTAGGTACCACAAACTCATGTGTAGCCGTTATTGAAAACGGCATCCCCAAAGTAATTGAAAATGCAGAAGGTGCTAGAACAACGCCTTCAATCGTTGCCTACGGCAAAGATGAAATTCTTGTAGGTGCTTCTGCAAAACGTCAATCAGTTACCAATCCTAAAAATACAATCTATGCTTCAAAGCGTTTGATTGGACGTAAATTTAAAGAGGAAGCTGTTCAAAAGGACATCAACCTCATGCCCTACGAAATCATGGAAGCCAAGAACGGCGATGCATGGATTCGTGCTAATGATCAAGAGTTGGCACCTCCACAAATCTCAGCAGAAGTTCTGCGCAAGATGAAAAAGACAGCAGAGGATTATTTAGGACATGAAGTTACTCAAGCAGTTATCACAGTTCCTGCGTACTTTAACGACAGCCAAAGACAAGCTACTAAGGATGCTGGACAGATCGCAGGCCTGGAAGTACTGCGTATTATCAATGAGCCTACTGCGGCAGCTCTTGCGTATGGCGTTGATAAAACTGATAAAAGAGATAGGAAAATTGCTGTTTACGACCTTGGTGGTGGTACATTCGACGTATCAATCATTGAAATCGCAAATGTGGAAGGCGATAAACAAATCGAAGTATTGAGCACCAACGGTGATACATTCCTCGGTGGTGAAGACTTTGACCAACGCATTATGGATTATCTAGTAGAGGAATTCCGGAAAGATCAAGGCGTTGACCTAACCAAAGATGTACTTGCACTACAACGATTGAAAGAATCTGCCGAGAAGGCCAAGATTGAATTGTCTAGTTCCACGCAAACATCTGTGAACTTGCCTTACATCACAGCAGATGCCAGTGGTCCCAAACACATGAACATCAATCTTAGCAGAGCTAAACTAGAACAGTTGGTTGATGAATTGATTCAGCGATCAGTTGGACCATGTCAGACTGCTATCAAAGATGCAGGTGTGTCGTTGGATGAAATCGATGAAGTTATTCTAGTTGGCGGTATGACACGCATGCCCAAGGTACAGGAAACTGTAGAAAAACTGTTTGGCAAGGCACCACGTAAGGATGTTAACCCAGA